AAAATCGTTACACGCTTTTTCGCACAAAGGGCCAAAAGACTCATCGATTTTACCTGTATAATAACCCATTTTCTTCATAATGGATTCAAAGATTGTTACATCTACGCCTGTACTACCTTTTCTTAATGACTGCATTGTGTATTTTACCTCACTTTCCTTTTTCGGTTCGGCATCATATTTGGGCACACCAAAACCTCTAAGACATCTGTCGTTTACTTTAAGTGTGCGGATTTTAACCTCTCCACCATAGTTAAACTCAACTACCTTAAATGTATTTCCATTTACTTCTACTACAATTCCAACGTGGTCACTCCAACCCTTATTATCGGTTGTTGAATAGTTCTTCGAATCGTCTTGCCAATCATAAAAGCAATATTCTCCGAGTGTTGGGACTCTGTTTTCGTTCTCAATCCAATTACCGCCTGCCTCAAACAATTCAATCATCTTCTCGCAACCGCACTCTGTCGGGATAATATCTGTGTATCCTAATTTAATTGCTACTGCTGACGAACCACCCGCACACCATTCGTCGTCATACTGTAACCGATAATTTCTTGCCAATGGCTTATGTGAGTTATAAGTATCAATAATTTCTTTGAAACTTCCGTCTTTTTCGTTTTTGCCAAGCCATGCTTTCGCCTGTTCTACTACTTTACTTGCATATTTACCCATATCTTTTCCTCACTTTCTTATACTTTTCTACCCACGATTTTACGGATTGTTATGGTGCTAAATCCAGTACCCGTAAGGTATTTGCCCGTCAATGCGTTATTATAAATAGAAAGAGTCGCTATGATATAACTCGATACAGATACAAAAAAGTGTAATATATAAGGATACGTAAATACCTCGGTTGGTATTGTTTTTGTATCTGTATATCCGTTGGTTTCATAGTAAATATCTAAATATTTATAGTTGCTAATATTTGCTACAAGTGTTTTTGATGTACCGTCTAAAGTAACGGACGAATTTAGTAATACCGTAGGTGACATATCGTCCAAAATTTCGTCAATCGCACCTTGCACGTTGGTTGCGTTAAGTCCACTATCGGTATTGTCGTATACAACGCTATTTGCGTCGATTTCAATATTATCAAATAACTCGTCTGTATCTTCTTTCGTGTAGTAGTTTGTTAAATCTACTTTTTGAGTTTCTAACTGAGCGACACGATAATAGTAGCCTGTTTCACTATCAACTTCTTCCAATACTTCTGAAATCCACCAATCCGGTACATTTAGGTCAACAATGTAAATATTGTCTCCTTGCTGATAAAGTCCCTTATTGCTTTCGTCGGATAACCAAGACTCCATATCCTCGGTAGTATTAAATACGTGCGACCTATTTTTACCTTTTGCAATAGTTAAGGCTTCGTTTGATGTTTCACTAATTTCCGCAACATCTTCTAGCAATTCTGCGTAACCAGATGGCGTTGTGCTAAAAGCATTTTCCATGTACTCTTTAGCAAGTTCTTCACTCGCTTTGGCATTGGTTTCAGATACCTTTGCATTTGTTTCGCTTGTCTTTGCGTTTTGCTCACTCTCTTGTACTCTACCTTCGTAACCGTACAATGTAAGCACTCGTTGGTCTAATCCATATACGGCATAATCAATCTGATTTAACGTAGATTCTCCTAACGGTGTATTTGTGCTAGGTAAATTTTCAAAATTTATTCTATTTGGATATAATGGTTGCATAATTCCTCCTTTACAACGAATTTATCTTATCTAACAAAGTTGTCCAATTTATTGCCTTTGAAGATGTATCGTTTGCGCCTTGCCATTGAATGTATCTAGGATACAGTCGAACATAACTTCCATCACTTGAAGTTCCCTGCAAATAACCGTTTTTAAGTTCCCATCCGCCAATTTTTCCAGCATTTGCAAATAAACCTTCCGTTTTATTTACACCGAAGTAATTACCTGCACCAAATACCCAGTTATTTATAGACGCAGAACCACCAATAGAATAGGAACGATTAGAACCCGTACACATAAAAGCATTTGGCGGTGCCGCATCGGTCCACGCACCATTAAAAATAGAATTGTTGTCCGTTGTCCATCCACCTATGCTTGAGCCTTCTTTTGTTGTAAGTTTTCCAGTAATTGTTACATTTCCGTTTGCGTCAAGTGTTATATTACTTGCGTTAATAACAAGTCGATTTCCGTTGATAGTTATTTGACCGCTTTCAAGAGATAACTGGCTAGAAACATTTCCCCTTGAAACTTTAAGTTCGATTTCTTCTGCGTTTTGAGTAATAGAACTTTGCATTTTTACAAGTTCACCATTTACATCTTCTTCAACTCTTGTAATTTCCGACCTTGTTTCATCAATGGTTCGTGTCAGTTTGTTTGTTCTGCTTTTTAACTGTCGTATTTCGTTATTTGAGCCACTTCCGAGGGTTTCCGAATAATTCTCACTACCTCTTGCAGAAAACGTGTCCTTGGGCGATTGAATACCCTTAAAAACCCTATTAAGAATTGGAACAGTTAAAATCTTGTCCGTTGCTGTTACACGAACAACGTCACCAACCTCCAACCAAGGATTAGCACTTGAAGTAAAAGAACAAGGTGTGTAAGTTATAAAATCAACATTTGCCAAGAAGTTTGTAGCAATAGTTGTCAATACTTCCTGCGTAGCACCATAAACAAGGAAATTATCTTCAATTATGTATGTGTTTCCGTCAGATCCAACAGATACACCAACATCCTCACTATCTTCCCTTATTGTTACTTTTGTAATTGCATTTACATCGTATTCCTCGTACTTTAACGTGTTAATATTGTAATTTGACTTGTTAAAATATGCTTTATATCCATCTTGTGGGTATAAATCTTCACTCGGGTACAAATCTTCGCTTGGATAAAGTGTGTTTTTTACAACGTTCTCAATAAAAACATACTTAAACTTGCCCACATTGTTAATAACACCAAAACAAGCATTTAACTCGCATATAGCACTTAATACTTTTTGACCGGCTACCTCTTCTCCATCAATGGTTTTTTCAATAGAAACACTGTCATTTGGCAAAAAAGTTTCAATTTGCTCAATACCCAAGTAATCAAACAAACTGTTACGCATATCATTAATCGTAATAGGGAAAGTCAGTCCGTTGTACCATTCCGCAACGTCTTTGTTCATAACTGTATAAAGTTCATCGTATGCAACAATATCTCTATATCTTCTGTCAGAAGTGGCAACATCTGAATCAACACAAAATCTACCAAGTTGCACTTCGTAATCTCCAAAACGGACAAATGCGTTAAACCACAATCCTTTGTATTTCTTCAACGTACCTTTTACTTTTGTTTTGAAAGAAGCTGACGATATACCGCCAAAACGTAATATGTCTTCATCCGATATGGTTTGTTCTAATTCCATATCTTCAAGTGCGATATCATCGTTATCAATAACAGTTCCATCGTCAAATTCAAGTACAAGATTTTTAACACTAGCACTTCTATATGAGGTCTTTAATTCTTCGCTTACGTTTAGCAATATTACACCTCCTAATATTCAATAAACTCTAACTGAAATTCTCTGTATAGTATTCTCTTGTTTTCCGTATCAACCATATCAATAGGAAATGAAATGTCCGGCACATAAAACTCGCCCGTCTTGTAATCGTCAATGTCTGGACAGTAATATTCCAAAACTATCTTCTTTTCTTTCTCTACCGAATAATGACTACGGATAAATGTCATAAGTTCATTCAGTTCGTTGTTATACATTGGCTTTGTCTGAAATGAAATAGTGCTAGGCATATGGTCTAATACATTTCTTTCCAATACTCCATTCGCATTTCTTGTAGGGTCAACGTCTTGCCTACGATTTGGAGTTATACTGTATGAATTTTTGTAAACAAAAGAGAGCGGAAATACATCCGCTCCCATCTTTATTAAATATCCATTAAATGCCATAATTCCTCCTATGCCAATGCACTTACGCCATTCCTATTGATATAGGCTTTATTTTCGCTTCTTACAGCGTTAAATACATCTCTTGAACTAATTCCCGTATCTTTTTCTAAAATCTGTCTTAACAACTGATTTTGCTCTCTTAAAAGTGCATTCTGTTCTGCGTTTGCGTCACGAACACCATTTGCAATGCCACCAATAATTTGCTTGTTGTTGGCAATTACGCTTGTTCCGTCATCGAACTTACCGAAGTATTCTCCGTGACTTGCTCTGAACCATCCATCTTCCGGGAAACCGCCTGTGGCATAGCCCATATACCACAATGGATTACTTTTCATGTTTTCAAATATATCTTCAAATCCACTACCAAGTTTTTTCAGGAATTTTCTAAGCATTTCTCCTTGCTCGTATTCAACCTTTGCTTGTGCTGTTTCAACATCATAACTATACAAGCCAACTTTATCAAAATACTTGTTGCCTGATTCTGCCGCTGCTTTATCTCTTGCCGTTGACTTGTCATATCCTTGTGACTGATATTCCGCAACTTTTTCTCTTAATTCCCATTCTTCATCTTCGGCATTTTTCTTAAACCAAGCGGAAATTATTCCTAATGCACCAACAAATGTGTTTGCAAATAATGTTCCCAAAGAGTTTGCTTGAAACACCAATGCACTTTTTGCAGCTTCACTACCCAATGATGAAGACAACCCTGCAGCCACAGTGTCACTTATTGCTTTTGTTCCCATTGCCGTAGTCCAACTATTGGCTATATTTGTTGCTAAAAATGTTCCCAATGGAGTAAAAGTTAATAATCCCAAAGCAGTCAATAATGCAGTCTCAAACGGTGCCGCCGCAAAACTTTCACTAAATAAATCAACTGCCGCATCCCAGAGTTTTGTTAAAAAGTTTCCGACTGATCTTAAAACTTTTTTCCAATCAACTCCATGTAAAAATCTACCAATATTTTGTCCCAACTTTTTCCAATTAACCTTTTCTATTGCTTTTGAAAAATAATCGAACAATCCGCTAACAAGGTTTGACACATCTTGTCCTACTGCAAACCAATCACCAACAGAAATATCTTTGAATAACTTCTTTACATTGCCAAATGATTTCTCAATAGTTTTCGCCCATTGCTGTGCTTTATTTTCCATTTTTTCATAAGCAGCATTCCATACACTTTCGTATTCTTTAGTTGCTTCAAGTATCTGTTGTGTTAAGTCAATGGTATTGTTTAACGAACCAGCAGTACCGCTTGTAGATGTCGAAAGTACGTTTAGTTTGTCAAATCCTTGCAACTGACTCTTAAACTTCTTAGCACTTTCTGTTGCACTATCAAAACCATCTTCAATGCCGGTTAAATCATCTTCCATTTCGGTGAATCCTTGTCCAGTATCTTCAATCTTAATACCAAATAACGTTGCTAAACTACTAAGCATATCCTTAATAGCAATAGTAACACCATTTACTATAGGAATAATTTTTTGCATCAACGGAACAAACAACTGTCCTAAAATCATTCCAGCTTCTTTAAGGTTGTTTTTGAACATTCGAATTTGGTTTGCCAATGTGTTAATCGTATTTGATTGATCTCCCCAAGCCACGCGACTTTGTTCAAGAATTACAAGTATACGAAGCTGTTGTTTTTCCATTTGGGACATCTCGGATACTGCTTTTGACAAGTCTAATTTGTCCGCAGTTGCTTGCAACGATGCCATAGTGGTATCCCAGCCAAATTTGTAACCGGCTCTACTTTGTCCTTGCAAAACAGAACGAAGAGACGAAGCCGCACTACTATAATCAATGTTGTAAAGTGAAGAAATATCTCCTGCCAATTTAACAAATGCGTTAGTAGTGGCAAGTGTTGTCTGTCCGCTTTGTCCAACTGCGTCCATCATAGAACCTAATTGAGCGGCATATTGCGTTACTTCTTGCAAATTCAAACCAAGATTTTTTAAACCAGTAGAAGATAACAATCCTGTTTTTGGGTCGAAAGAAACACCGGACAATTTTTCAAAAGTAGTGTTCAATTCTTTGACAAACGCATTTCCATAATTCTTTGCGTTTTCATCTCCGTATTTTTCCCAATCTTCATCCCACTTGCTCGCAACCTTGCCGAAAGAAACAGTATAATAGTTAAACGCTTCTACATAATCGGCAGTGCTTTCTATGGAACTCCACAAAGACTTCATTCCTCTTACAACCAAGAAGAAGTTCGCATAAAACTTTCCAAACATACTTGCCAAACTACGTGTATGTTTTGTAGATGATTTAAGAGAATTGTTAAGATTGTTAAAGTAAGTTGATGAATTACCAAATTTCTTTGCACTTTCCGTACTGTAACCTAACTGACTTCTCAATTTTTCCAATGTAGCAACAAGGCTATCCAAAGATTGTTCTGCTACTTTTGACGAAGCCGATATTTGAATCTCTAATGAATCAACTTGTGCCATGTACTCACCTACCTTTCATCCATTATGCAGATAACAAGAGGCTTACTTGGTGCCACCTCTACACTTTTCAGCCTTTAGATTTTGTTATCTAAAATAAAAAGTGGCAGGATGTTATTCCTTGCCACTCTTATTATTTAAGTCAAAATTTGCTTTTTGTGTTTGCAACATAGCGACAAACAATTTTCTTTGTTCTTGTATTTCTTCTTCTGTAAGTTCCTTGTTCTTCTTGATAAATGAAATAGGCTCTTTTGGATATTCCGCTTTGGATTTCTTATTTGATAATCCCGCACAAAAATGAGAAAATACTACTTGCAATGCTTCAAGGTTATATCTTCCTTGCAACCACAATTCTTCATCCTTTGCTTTCATCTTCATTTCAAATGCTTTTCCGTATGCTCTTAATTCAATCGGTTTTGACTTCATAAATTCTTGTTTTGTCATACCAATATACAAAGCAAACGGAAGAATGTCATTGTAAATTAGTTCTCTGTATGTTTTTGGGCCTGTTTCTTTTTGTGGTCTTGTGGCATTTTCGGAGCTTTGGTCTGGACATCTCCTGCTACTTGTTCCAAACCAATCTGCTTGAAAAAACCGTCATTACCCATCTGCTCAATCAACATTTTCATAACTCCAAAAAAGTTGCCACTTTCCTCTTCTTTATGTTCTTTGATATACTCTTTAATCAGCTTCTTTGCATCTGAAATACTTAATACCGTTCCATCCCCGTCTTCTCCATGATGTTCAAGCAAACCGGCATAAAACATTGTTAAAGTTGTCTGCGGAATATTTGTCATCGTATCTAAAACATCTTTAATGCTTTTGTTTCCGTCTGGATTAAACATTTCTGACATAAGAGTTGTTACTTGCTCTGTGCAATCCTTATATAATGATGCTTCAATCGAAAATTCGATTTTATAGTCTTTATTTCCAATTTTAAGTTCTAACATATACTTTTACCTTCCTCTCTCCCTTATTAAAGGGGAAGGGGCAGTCCGTAGACCGCCCCATATCTCTAATTACTAAACTTATTCTTCCTCGGTATCATCTAAATTGGTTGCCTGTGCCGAGTTTGTAACGGTGACTTTTTCATCAAGTCCAATAAACTTATTTACAGTACAGTTAATTGCCATTGTAAGCAATGCGTTCTGACCCAACGCTGGCATAGGCAATGTAGACGGAACCTGAACAATGATAAAGAAAGCATCTGTCATATCCGGAATATCAATCATTACACAAATTGTTTTTCCTGCGATTGCTTTCCATTCTGCAATAGTATCGTCTGTAGCATTGATTGTGATTGGAAGTGAATCTGTTACAGAGCTTCTTCCTGCTACAAAACGTGATTCTAAATCTTCCAATGCTGACGCATCAATTGTTTCCGGTGTTACTGATACTTCGCCAATAGAATTGATTCTTGTCAACTGTGAATAACTAGCACCGTCAGTAACCTTATTACCATCCGTTGATTCGGCCTGATACACTTTAATTCCAAGTGTGGATAATCCTGCAATATCTGCCATATTTATTTCCTCCTAATTTTTGATAAAAAAATAAGAGCATTTCTGCTCTTTGTTACAATGTATCGTTATATCCTACTAATCTTTGGTATCTTGCTACGTTTCTGTGCGTATCAGATGATGAATTATCCGGGAATGGCTCTCCAATCATTTGATAACGCATAGATTTCATAACATCCGCAATAACATCTGCTACTTCTTGTGCTTCTGTGTCGCTTGTATTGGTTGTAACCTCAATTTGAAACGAACTCAATATAGCATTTACACTTGTTCCTTCAATGTCTTGTCCTCGTTCCGCACCTTGCAATCTTTTAACATAGACTGTAGGAAACTTTGGATTTGTAGATGCCTTGCTAGAAGTTGTAAAGTTAATATCCGGATATTTAGTTTTCAGTTTTGATGTTGCCTTTGCCTTAATTACAGTAAAGACCTTTGAGCCAATATCACTTGTCCACATTATCTAAATACCTCCTTGGCAATACTAACAACTAACTCCGGCAATCTTAGGCTTGTTTCATACATAAAAGGTCTTGACGGCATACCTTGTGTAAAATAAAGTTTTCCGTCATTTCCAATATAAAACCATCCGTATTGCCCAGGTTCAAATTCAATTATTTTATCTCCAGTGTTATAATCCCAATCTACGCCAACGGGAAACGGATATGGGTATGGTGCTTCTTGTCCCGCCTGTCCTGTACCAAACTCTACAAATACTGCGTGTTTTGAGTCTGCAACTATATAGAATATTGCCTTTCCATTAGAAACACCACCGCTTATAGACTTAATACTTGCTATAAGTTCTCCGGTAAATATCGCATTGTAAGTTCCAAGATAAACTTGTGCAATATCCTCGCCTTTTTCTGCAAGTCTTTGGGCCAACAAATATGCTTTTCCTTCAAGGCTATCTCTGTAATTCTTAACATTTTTTATTAAGGCGTTAATTCCTTTTTTAGATAATGTTGCTTTATAAACTTTCTTCGACAAAACAACACCGCCTTACTTTGTAATTCGCCCTAAAACCGCCTTGAATTGATTAAGGCTAGGTTTTATTGCCAACACTCTGTAATCGGCTTTATTGCCGTCTACAATCGTCTTGTCGGCATCTTTATACTGTGGTTCGCTTTCAAACCATACAAGGCTTGTCTCTTCAATCGGAATTTGGTCTTTATCAAGTACCAACAACGCATCATATCCCGATACATCAATTCCGTACTCTTGTGTGTTTACTTCGCCACCAGACATAGATATGTTTCCATAAAAAGAAACAGGCTCAAAATACGTTGGTACTTTGTTACCCGTTTCTCTGTAATATACGTTTCCATCTTCGTCTATGTAGTCAACTATTTTGTTTCCGTTTTCGTCTAAAACGTACTCCGGCTCTTCTCCTTTGT